AGGAGCTGACATGGCAAGTTATTCAAATGATCTACGACTAAAGGAAATCGCCACGGGCGACGAGTCAGGTACGTGGGGCACAAGCACCAACACCAACCTCGCCCTGATCGCTGACGCGTTTAGCCTTGGCACTAAGCAGATGGCGGCGGACGCTAACGAAACATTCACGATGCCTGATGCGTCGGCGGACGGTGTCCGCTCGCTGTACCTGAAGATTACCTCTGCGGTGTCGTTGACTGTAACGCGTACCGTGACACTGGCGCCGAATACGGTGTCTAAGGTCTGGATCATTGAGAACGCCACAACCGGCAGTCAGTCGATTACGATATCACAAGGCTCAGGTGCTACGGTAACCATTGCGACCGGCACGAAGGCGATGATAGTAACGGACGGCGCTGGCGGCGGTGCGGCAGTTACGCTGGCTAACCCCACGGTAAGTTTGGCTACGGGTGTTACGGGTATTCTCCCTGTTGCCAACGGCGGTACAAACTTAGCTTCAGGCACTTCTGGCGGCGTCCTTGCGTACACAGCATCAGGGGTATTGGCGTCATCGGCTGCGCTTACGCAGTATGGTATTGTGTATGGCGGCGGTGCGGGGGCTGTTCCTGTAGCTACAGCAGCAGGCACCACTGGTCAGGTTCTAACAGCAACAACAGGCGGTGCTCCCACTTGGGCAACTCCAGCAGCGACGGGTGCGACTAAAGGTCAGGCCATCGCTTTCTCGTTAATTTTTGGTTTGTAAGGAGAAACTTAAATGGCAAATCCCAATATCGTTGCCGTCACAAACATTGTTGGTAACACCAGTACCAATTTAATCAGCTCAACGGCTGACCCGTTTGCGACTGCGCTGGTAAGCAACGCCTCTGCCAGTGGCAAGGTCTTTAAGATCAACTCCATTGTGGCGGCTAACGTTGATGGCTCGTCTGCCTGCGACATCACGATCAAGATATTCTCTGCTGCGGCGTTGGGCGGGACGGGTACTGCGATTGCCTCGACGATCTCTGTCCCTGCTGACGCAACGCTGATCATCACAGACAAGACCACGACCTTCTATCTCTTAGAAGACAAGTCGATTGGTGCTACGGCCAGCGCAGCGAATGACATCGTTGTTACAGTATCGTGGGAAGAAATTACGTAAGGGGTATCCCATGTCTTTACGCCGACCTAATGGCTTTATAAGTGCTGGCTATGACCCGCTGGAAGTACCCAACGCGCCTACGATTGGCACGGCGAGTGTTGCTTCTGCTACGTCTGTCTCGGTAACCTTCACTGCGCCTGCTAACGTGGGCGGCTCTGCTATTACGGGTTACGTTGCTACGGCGAAGAAGACATCAGACGGCACGACCATCAGCGGCACAGGCTCCTCGTCTCCGGTTACGATCTCTGGATTGACGACAGGTGATGCCTACACGGTCACGGTGGCTGCTGTTAACTCGTTTGGTCTTGGTGTATCCAGCGCGGCGAGTAACTCGGTTACTCCGTTGGCGCAGGAGTTGTATAGTTGGGGGCGTAACAACAAAGGTCAGCTTGGTCAAAACAATACAGACGACAGGTCAAGCCCTGTTCAAGTAGGTTCAGATGGGGATTGGTCTCAAATAACTGTTGGCGACAGTTTTGCTCTTGCTGCCAAAACAAACGGAACCTTGTGGAGTTGGGGTTATAACAACAAAGGTCAGTTAGGTCTTGGGGATATTGTATCCCGTTCCAGCCCCGTACAAGTTGGAGCGTTGACTTCGTGGTATCAAGTAACCGCTGGCTACCGCCACACAATTGCTACTAAAACTGACGGCACACTGTGGAGTTGGGGGTATAACTACTATGGCCCCCTTGGTACTAATAACAATGTTAGCCGTTCCAGCCCAGTCCAAGTCGGAGCATTAACAACGTGGTATCAAATAGCTGCTGGCAACGGCCATACTATTGCCACTAAAACAGACGGCACGTTATGGAGTTGGGGGAATAACTTTAGTGGCGCACTTGGCCTGAATGATGAGATTACTCGTTCCAGCCCTGTACAAGTAGGCGCATTAACCACTTGGGATCAAATAGCTGCGGGTAGCTTTTTTACCCTTGCTACTAAGACGGACGGTACTCTCTGGAGCTGGGGAAATAATTCGGCAGGACAGCTCGGTCTTGGGGATGCTGTTGGTGCTAAAAGATCAAGTCCAGTACAGGTCGGCGCATTAACTACGTGGTCTAAAGTAGCTGCTGGTGCATACCACTCAGTTGCCGCCAAGACAGACGGAACCTTGTGGGCTTGGGGGAGAAACTCCACTGGGCAGCTTGGCATTGACGATACCGCTAACCGTTCCAGCCCTGTACAAGTAGGGGTGTTAACTACGTGGTATCAAATAGGGAATAACCGCTATTCCACCCTCGCCACTAAAACTGACGGTACGCTCTGGAGCTGGGGGGCTGGTACCTTTGGGGTACTCGGCCTTAACGATGCCGCTAACCGTTCAAGCCCCGTTCAGATTGGCTTATTGACTACATGGTCAGTTGTGCCAAAAATGTCACTAAGCAACTCCTCACTTGCCATCAGCTCATAACAGGATAACCATGAACATCAACCAATCAGGATTGAGGTGTTAAATGCCCTCGTATAGCGGTGTTTGGACGTTGCAAGCTCAGATGCAGGCCGTAGCTGCGGGTACGTGGACGGGGTTGCCGGAATTGTATGTTTGGGGGTTAAACAGCAGTGGACAGCTTGGTCTTGGCGATACGGTTAACCGTTCTAGTCCTGTTCAGGTTGCTGGGGCATCTTGGTCTGAAGTAAAAACCAAAAGTACATTTACTCTTAGCACAAAAACAGACGGAACACTATGGGCTTGGGGGCTAAATAGTGCAGGACAACTTGGCCTAAACGACACAGCAAATCGTTCCAGCCCCGTACAAGTTGGAGCATTGACTACTTGGGCTTTAATATCAAATGGTTACGCAGCCTCTAGCGCAATTAAAACCGATGGCACACTTTGGGTTTGGGGAACCGGCAGTTTTGGACGTTTTGGCCTAAACGACACAGCAAACCGAAGCAGCCCAGTTCAAGTAGGGGCATTAACAAATTGGTCTAAAGTTACTATATCTCAAATGTGTCTTGCCGTTAAAACGGACGGGACTTTGTGGTCATGGGGTCGCAATCATGTAGGGCAACTTGGACTTAATGACACTAATGATCGAAGCAGCCCAGTTCAAGTTGGTGCAATGACAAATTGGGCAAACGTAGCAGGCACATACAGTGGTTGTGCCGCTATAAAAACAGACGGCACGTTGTGGGCATGGGGCTATAATGGCACTGGACGGCTTGGTCTAAACGACACAGCAAACCGAAGCAGCCCAGTTCAAGTAGGCGCGTTAACAACGTGGTCAAAGGTGTCGGTTGATATTGCATGTTTAGCCATTAAAACTGACGGCACTTTGTGGTCATGGGGTTCTGGTATTAATCAAGGGAGAAGCACATCTATATTTGATGCAACCAGCAGCCCTGTGCAAGTAGGTGCGTTAACTGATTGGTCTGATGTTTCTACTGGTAATATGACTATTGCTATAAAAACTGATAAAACACTTTGGACTTGGGGTAATAACGATAACGGTCAGCTTGGACTCGTCGATACAAATAATCGCAGCAGCCCCGTACAAGTTGGCGCTCTATCGTCGTGGCAGAAAATAGGCTCTGGCTCATCACAAAGCGCAGCAATTTCAGGATAACCATGAACAAAAACCTACACTTCCTCTCAGGCGTACCGCGATCAGGCTCAACGGTCTTGGCGGCTATCCTGAATCAGAACCCAATGACGCATGTGTCAACAACCTCTGCTCTGGGCGCAGCTTTGGACGGTCTGGCTACGGCTTGGCATCGTGACAACCTTTTAGTAAACAACGATCCTGATCGCAGCAAACTGGCTCACACCATGCGCGGAGTGATTGATGCTTTTTACGAAGATGTCCCGAAACCCGTCATTATTGACAAGGCGCGTAACTGGCCGATTCCGGTGATTATGCAGGCGATGGGTCAGGTACTGGGTCACAAGCCCAAGATCATTGCGACAGTGCGCTCTATCCCTGATTGCATGGCATCCTTTGTCCGTGTAGCCAAGCCAACCAACTTGGATGACTTTCTTGTTAACAGCTCACTGACCAACCACCTGAAAGGCTCCTACCAGACGCTCCAGCAGGGCTACGCCTACGATCCTGAGAGCTTCCTCTTTGTTGAGTACGAAGACCTGCTGGCCGACCCAAAAGCTCAGTTACAGCGCATACACGCATTCCTTGACCTGCCTGACTTTGACTACGACTTTGCCAACATTGATGGCTCAACGGTCAAAGAAGATGACGAGAACCTGCACGGCTACTCTGGCCTTCACGACATCAAGCCGGTACTGGAAAGACAGCATCAAGAAAGCCCCAAGGACGTACTGAAGCACCACTACGCTCAGTTCTGTCAGCCTGAGTTCTGGCTGGAAAGACCTCGCACAATCCCTGAGATACACGACCTTGATCTGCAACTCGTAGCCTCAAGAATGGGCGACTTTGCCGAGGGCTGGAGACTGTGCCAGAAGCTGGAGAAGGACGAGCCTGATAACCACCGAGCAGCTTACAACCGAGGCTGGTACTTGCTGCGTCAGGGTCAGATTCAGAAGGGCTATCAGTTGCTGGATCGCGGTCGCATTGTTAACGTCTTTGGTAACGCCAAGCCAAGCGTCCCCACTCAGCCGTGGGATGGTAAGAGCAAGGGCATTGTTATGCTGCACCTTGAGGGTGGTCTGGGAGATCAGATACATCAGGTGAGATACGCCAAACTGATTGCAGAGCGTGGCTGTAAAGTGATCGTGTCCTGCTCTGGCCCACTAGCCTCCCTGTTCGTTGACGTTGAGGGTGTGTCTGCGGTCATCCAGCATGAAGCGAGCTTTGGTATCTACCATGACTTCTACGTGCAGGGGATGTCTGCTGTAGTGCCTCTGGGGCTTGAATTAAACGATCTGTCTGGCAAGCCATACATCACGAAGCCCAAGACCATTAAAGCCCGTAGAAAGCGCATAGGGCTGCGCTGGCAGGGTCAGTCAGCCTTTGAGCACGACCACAACAAGAAGTTTCCGTATGACCTGCTGTTCGACGCGGTGAAGGATGCAGATGCTGAGTTCATCTCTCTGCAACGCGATGAGGGTGCTGATTCCTGTCCGTCTTGGGTCAAGCAAGTCCCGCTGGATAGCTGGGAAGATACCCGCGCTGCTGCGGCATCGTGTGATCTGGTGATCTCCTCTTGCACCTCGGTGAGTCACTTGGCTGCGGCGATGGGTGTAGAGACTTGGGTTGTCACGCCGGTCATGCCATACTTTCTCTACGCACTTGAGGGCGACACCTGTCCTTATTACGATACAATGCGCCTGATGCGTCAGGAAGTGTTTGGTGACTGGACTGCCAGCTTTGAGAAGATCAAAGAGCGTCTGGGTGAGAAACAAGCCTTGAGGAGAGTCAAGTGATAGCAACAAACGAAACATGCACCGTTTATTCTATACAAAATATGCTAAATGGTATGTTTTATATTGGCGTGTCTCGTGATTACCAAAAACGGTTTAAAGAACATTGTACGGGCAGAACTAAAGTACGTTCATATCTGAAGTTTGCTTTACAGCAACATGGAAAAGAGAATTTTATACTTACTCAAATTCTAATTGGTAGCCGAGCATACTGTCTTGAAATGGAGCGAAAGCTTGTTGAGGCATATAACTGTCTCGTACCAAACGGATATAATCTCCGTGCTGGTGGAATCGGCTCTTTAACGTATTTAAGCGGAGAAAACCATCCGCAGTATAGAAAAAGTCCTAGCCCAGAGGCTATAGAAAAAGTTAGAAAGGCAATAACTGGGAAAAAACTTAGCCCTTTATCAGAAGAACATAAAGAAAAAATTAGTTTTGCCAACAAAAGTCATTGGAGTGATCCGGAACAAAGCGCAAAACGCCGAGCAGCAATGGCTGGGCGAAAAAAAAGAATATGGACAGAAGAGCATTTGCGTTGCCATCGTGAACGAATGAAAGCGCAATGGGCTGATAAAGAGTATAGGGCAAAAATGCTCGCAAAACGCCGTGAGAATTGGACAGAAGAGTCTTACAAAAAGCAGGCTGCGGCAGTGCGCCAAACATTGGCTAATAAAAAACTGCGAAAGCTAGAAGGTGATAAGCCATGACATCTAAGTATCCCGGCGGTTTGATTAGCAAGACACCTCCCACCACTGTCGGCCCTGTCGATGGCGAGGGCGGCTCTGCGCCGGGTATCTGGACACTTGATCAGGCGTTGGAGTTGCAGAAGCAGAACCTGTGGCCGAAGCCGCCTATACCCAAAGAACTGTATGCGTGGGGCAGAAACAATCTTGGCAATCTTGGTATTAACAGCACTACCAATAGCAGTAGCCCTGTTCAGGTAGGTGCTTTGACTGACTGGGCGCAAGTAGCCGCCGGCCTTAATACTACTATGGCTATCAAGACAAACGGAACGCTTTGGGGCTGGGGTAGTAATGGTTCAGGGACAATTGGTGTCAATGACACTGCAAATCGATCAAGCCCAGTTCAAGTAGGCGCATTGATTACTTGGTATGAGGTTGCAACTGGGAATGGCACATGTCTTGCCACAAAAACGGACGGCACACTATGGAGTTGGGGGTATAATCTTAATGGTCAACTTGGTCAGGGAGATGCGGGTGTTTACCGTTCCAGCCCTGTGCAGGTTGGAGCTTTAACAAATTGGCTGCGCGTGTCTGTGGGGGAGCAGCATAGTTTAGCAATTAAAACTGGTGGGACTTTATGGGCATGGGGTGAAAATTATAACGGAACTCTCGGCCTTAACGACACCATTAATCGCTCTAGCCCTGTTCAAGTGGGTGCGTTAACAGACTGGACACAAATTTCTGCTTCAAATCGATTTTCAATAGCTATAAAAACAAACGGAACATTGTGGGCTTGGGGTCTCAACACATATGGGCCGCTTGGAATTAATAACACCATTTCACGCTCTAGCCCTGTTCAAATTGGCGCGTTGACTAATTGGTCAATAGTTTCAGCAGGCACTAATTTTTGCGCCGCAGTCAAAACAGACGGAACATTGTGGGCTTGGGGTAGGAATGATAGTGGGTATCTTGGTCAAAACGATACCATAAACCGATCAAGTCCAGTTCAGGTTGGGGCATTAAGCGACTGGTCAAAGGTAGCAACTGGAGGCATTAGTTGTTTAGCGATAAAAACAAACGGTTCAATTTGGACGTGGGGGGCTGGAGGAAGTGGTCAGCTCGGCCAAAGCGATACTGCAAATCGCTCAAGTCCTGTCCAAGTAGGCGCTTTAACTAATTGGTTGAGATTGCCAAAATTGTCAGGCGCACAGTCTTGCTTTCCCATCAAAACAACTTAAATCAGGAGATACAAAATGTTCTTTGTAAAAATCGAAAACAACGAAGTAACCCAGTGCTGGGACACTCAACCTCCACGTGGCGAGTCAGGCTGGAAGTCAGCCATTGAAGTGCGCCCTGCTCTGACACCTAACCGTCAGCAGTACACAGCTCACACCTTTGACATCACCAAAGACCCCGTAGAGATCGTCTGGGGCGTGGTTGACATCACTGCCGAAGACCGTAAGGGTGGAATGCGTTCACAGGCTGCTGCTGCGTTTCAACAGGTTGTGCAGGAAGAGATGCGTAAAGAGGTCGATGACTTCCCAGAAACTCAGTACAACGCTGCAACGGTTGACGCTGCTCGCATTGCCTTTGAGACCCGCGTGACTGCAATTAACGCAGCCACTACGCATGACGAGCTTGATGCGCTGTGAGACTGAACTTCTCGTATGACATGACACCATCGTGCGCCTACATCATTCGTGTTGTGGGTAACGCTGCCTCTGAAGAAAAGGCCAAGCGGTGTGCTATGTCCTGCGAGAGAGCAAATCAGCCCTACGACTATTGGGATGCCTATGACGGTACGGGTGAGGGCATTAAAGAACCCAATCACCACAATGTCATCATGGACTGCATCAAGGTCACAGACCACTACCTGACCCGTGGTGAAGTAGCCTGTGCATTGAGCCACATCAGTCTATGGGCAAAATGCGTACTTGAAGACAAGCCACTGGTTATCCTTGAGCATGACGCGCTGATGGCTAAA